TGGTGCGAGGGAGGGGACTCGAACCCCCTTTATATCGCGTCAAGTCGTGTTTTTTCTTAGCTTTGCAGACTTTTTGCAGACCTACTTTTTGCTTTGGACATACGCATCCAGCTTTGCGATGTACTGTTTGTCCTCTTCATCGCGCAACTGTTGGTATATCTTTCGGGTCGTTGAAATGTCTGCATGACCCATAAGTTTCTGGGCCACCATGTCCGGGATACCGGCGTAAAAAAGATTGGTCGCGTAAAAATGCCGGAACTGGTGCGCCGTTACAAGCGCTTTCCACTTGTAGTACACCCTGTACTCGCCCGGCTTATCCTTTATCCTGGCGCGCTTCTCCTGTTTCTCACTCAGTCCGAGATCCCGACAGTAGATCGCCCAGCGCCACTCATACTGCGACTGAGACAGCGGCTTCATTTCGCCGGACATTACATAGTCCGTGTCCGCGTGACCGGCTTTCTGTTCCAGCAGCATCGGGCGAAAGGTCGTCAGGATGGGCACATCTCTGTATCCCTTCTCTGACTTTGGCGTTTCCTCATAGGCGTGGTTACGGTCCCACGGCATTGCAGAACGCACATGGATCGCATTCTGCTCAAAATCTACGTCTTTCCACTGCAGACCGTTCGCCTCGCCGAGACGAAGCCCGGTGTACTCAAAGAGCTGTGCCCAGAAACCGCACCCCTCTGGATGCGCGTCAATAATATCTCGCTGCTCTTTTGTCGGCTCTAATCGCTTCCCCTTTTTCATCCCGGCGGGTGGTTTTGCCAGAAGAACCGGATTACTGGTACCATGATAGTTGGCGCACCAGAAGGTAAAGATACAGGATAGCACGCTTTTTGCATTGGTAATAGTATGCAGCGCCTTGCCGTCCATCTTCATGCGCTCCATGTATCCGCAGACTGCCTGCGTGTCGATGTCAGCCATCGGCGTGTCGCCAAAGCATTCCAGAAGCGGAGGGATATTCTTGACGTAGGCGTTAATTGTACCACGTTTTACCGGCTTTGTCGAGCCTGTAATGTAATCTTTGTACGCTATTGCCATTTCTCGGAAGGTGGCACCGCCGTTTTTTTTGTTTTCTTCCAGTGTTGCCTGCCGGTAGGCTTCTTCATACTTTGCAGTTGCTTCGGCAATCGTATCGCCCAGGAAGTGCTTATATTTTCCGTCCGGCATTTTCCGCTTGATCTCGTACCGGCCATCAGCGCGTTTCGTTCTTTTTCTTGGCATCCTCTACCGCCTCCTTGTTAATGGAGTAGACATCTTCCATGTCTTTTGCTGCTGCCATCCCGCAGTCGCGCGCCTGACACAGCATTTCAATATTCGGTTGCAGCCCTTCGGGATCCACATCCGTTTTTGTCGCCATGGCAATCTCGTAGTGGCTCAGGATCGTATTGACCACGGCCACCCTATCCCGCAGCGGCGTGTGCAAGTTGGCCACCATTTCGGTAAGCACGCTCAGATGGTCCGACCCGTGCGCGCCGTAGCGGATGTACAAGAGCGTGTCTACCTCGTATGCACTGCATTCTTCGATGGCCTCGTGCAGCATTCGACGTTTTTCTTTGTCGGTGGGGTCCTCTTCCAGCCGTTCCAGCAGCCCCGGGTGGATACAGGAATCCAGATACCGTTCCAGGGAAACCCCGCAGCCCACGAACCACTGCATCATCATAGGAAAGGAGATCGCGTTGATTCCCTGCTCCCACTTAATTACGCTTTGTCGGCTTACGCCCATTCGTTTCGCAAGTGTGGCTTGGCTGATTCCGGCCTCTGCCCTTGCTTTTTCCAATGTTTCCGCAACACGCAAAACCCAATCATCCATTCCCAAACATCCCCTTTTTTTCGACAATTACACAAAATTCGACTGATTTCCCGTCTTTTTTGGTTTACCATAAACTTCCAAAATATGATGTCGAATCTGTTCCTTTTTCCGTGTTATAACATAATTGTCAAAAAAATCCAGAAGGAGTGCAAAAATAATGGATAACATCAAGGTTCTGAACGAAATCCCGGAAGATATGGTAATCATTGACGGTATGCCGGCATCCAAACCGCAGAACGCTGATGGAAGCCGCAAACCGTGGGAGGGCTAAGTTATGACCAACACAAAAACCAAGGAAGCTATGCTCTACGCCTACGCACAGAACGACGTGCGCAAGCTTGTCTATCATCTCTCGCAGGCCGGGTCTGATGGGTCTGCCTATGATGCCGCCTACCAGATTCTGAAGGCTGCCGTTAAGGATCACGACGCCGGCCACGACCCCGGTGCACGGTATCGCAATATCAATGGGCGCATCGTTGCAGTGTCGGAAGTGTCCCCCTGCCCGTGTGATCAGGAGCATTAACTGAGCCGTTAATCTTTGTCGGCCGGGCATTTAAGGTGTCCACTGTGGACACCTTTATTTTTTATTAAGCTTTTCATATATCCGTTCCACGCCAAAACGATACCGGCAATCAATACGAGAGATTCAAAAATTTACTTCCCTGCTTATGCGCTTCTACTTTTTCAAGCGCTCTTGCACGCACAGACGGAGAAGCATTCAGCATTGCATCATACGCTTGCAACGTTCCTGAAATATTTTTTATATCTCTGTTCGAAAAAGAGCTTAACTTCCAATCCGACTGCATACTGTCGCCTTTAAATCTGACAACTGCATTTTTTGCGGTCACTGCTTTTCTTAGCATTTCAATTTCGACCGGATCCGCAACGTCGTCAGCCAATTCCCATGTGTTAACATTGCCACTTAAGACCTGAGTAACCGTTCTTCTTTCGATTTTGGAACTGTCAATAGTTTTTCTATAAACTTCTCCATCGATTGAATAAACGATTGTGTTCCAAAAAATCCAGCTTGTTCTAAATTGGCTATACATCATACGAAGCGGTTGAACGTTGTTATCGACCACGCAGAAATACGGCAATGCAAAAATAGCCTGATTTGTCAACGGGGCATCCTTCCAAAAGAAAAAGTCCACGTTTTCCACATCATCGTGTTCGCGGTAAACCGTATTGTTTAACTTCTCGGCAAGTGCATCCACCTGAAGATCTTCCAGTTCTTCCTGATACAATTTCAGCTTGTCGTAGTTAGAAACCATCGACTGCCATTTTGTCGGCATGGAATCGAATGCGGCTTGTGCATTGTTGATTGCCGTCTCGCTTTCCAGAGTGACCGGGGCTATTTGAAGGATCATCGCTTCCACCTGCTCCGGCGTTACGGCATCATTCTGGGCATCAAGAAAATCGTTTTCCGCTGGTGCGTTTTCCGACATGACAGCTTTTGCGGCTGCTACACGTTCTTCAGCCGTGGCGCTTTGCAGCAGATTATACAGGTTGATGATATCTGTCATGCCTTGTCGGCTTTCGCTATCGATGATCGTGGTCTGCGTTCTTTGCGTTCCGTTGACCTTTGCGCCATTGAAACGCAGATATGCAGTGTCGGCGCTCAGAACGCGGTTCAGGCAGTCCATATCCTCGTCGTTCCCGCCAAAGGATACATTTTCATAAAAAATCTGGTCATCTGGATAGTACTGGCGCGAAACTTTTTTAAACTTGTAGTTCGTCTGACTGGTATAATTATTGTATTCGCCAATCAGGACATCTACATCGTTCCAGTAAAAATAGCCCTCGGTATCCTGAGATGTGAAGCTCATACCAAACCGGACAGTTTCACCGTTTGAATACACATACGGCATCATGTAGCTTTTGTTATTGTCTGTTTCGTAATCTTCGTAAGCGGATTCAAAAAGCCAGATGCCATCCTCGTATGATACATCAATGTTTGCCAGTGCATCTTTGATAGCCTGCACCTTGTCGGCATTTACGTCATTCTGCTGCGCAAGCACCGCAAAGGGAACGTCCCCGGCGGGGCTGGCAGCCAGCGCGGGCAATGCAGTACCTGCCATCAGTGCAGCCACAATTGCGCCCGCCACAATAACTTTGCATTTTTCAGCAATTTTCATTCGAAATTCCTCTTTCCTCTTGATTTCAATTTATAGCCGTTGTAATATAGAACTGCGAATACAACGAAAGGAAGTGTTGCAAGTGACCGTTAAAGACATTTTGGACTTTTTGGACGAACATCCAGAGCTTTTAGATGAAACTCTCGCATTTTTGAAAAAGCGAAAAGCCGAAAAGCTCAAAAACGAATCGGTCACTTCTTTGCTTTAGACTTGAGCAAAGTAAAAAGTGCATCGATTTCCTCTTGGCTCATATCATCCATTAACTCAACGACCTGCTTTTTCACATCATCGAGCTCGCCCATCCCGGCGGGCTCTTTTTTTGTGCCCATAAGTTCTTCAACGGTAATGCCAAAGTAGTCTGCAAGCTTTTTTAAGGTGCTGTTTCTTGGGAGAGCGCCGTTTTTCCATCCAGTAACAGACTTAGACGTAATTCCAACATCTTTAGCGACCGCTGATTCGGATTTTCCAATTTTGGTACAATAAAACGCAAAATTTTCGTAGAACATAAAAAACACCTCCATTCTTTGTGCATTTTGCTAAATCTCAAAAACTCCTAACTTTTCTCTTTACTTGGGAGTTTTTGAGAGTTATAATACAAGCATACCGAGCGGCTGACCAGAAGTCCCCATACTCTCCGATCGCTGCCGGTACTTCACAGGGCTGCCACGCAGCAGGGGTTCTTCCCCCACACCGTCCTGTTGATCAGGTGCCTATGCGCGGGCACCGGGTGCAAAAAGCAGAGGGTCGCGCGTACCTTCCGATCTGCTTTCTGCCCTAAACCCAAAAATATTGCCAAGTAAAAAGTAGAATGATAACCGCAATATCATTTTACACCATCTTGTATGGCTTGGCAATGTTTTTATAGCGATATTTTGAAATGATTTTCAACTATGGAGGTGGAAAAACTTGCCGACCATTGAATGGAAAGCCGAAGTGGCCAAGCGCAAAAAGATGCTTGGCTGGGGCAACCGTGAACTGGCCTTGCACGCGGGCTTATCCAAAGGCGTTGTGGACAAGTACATGTCCGGGCACTACCCCAACGAGCTGCCCAGAGAACTGATTGAAACCGCTTTGGGAATGAGGTGACGCGGATGTTGGCTTATCTGATGTGCTTTATGGCAGGCTGCTGCCTGATGGCGTTTTTGTTTATCTGCGCCACAAGGCCGCCCCGCAAAATGCTGGGGGTCTGGCTGGCGTATTTTGGCTTAATTATGGCGCTGGCATGGCGCATAGGAGGTTTGATGGTATGAGAAGTTGTTCATTTATTTTGGCTGATCTGATGGTCGCCCTGGGACGCGACCCCTACCACGCAGCCTGCACCGAGATGTGGCTGATGGTGATGATCATCGCGCCGGTGCTGGTGCTCGCCCCTTACCTGCTGTGCCGCTGGGACGAGTACATGCGCGCCGAGAACGCCCGGCGGCGTGCGGCGCGGAAGCGGATCTATGAGAGGGCACGGAGCCATGAGTGATATTATTCGCCGCTGCGAAGAATGCGGCGCGGTGCTGCCGGCAGGCACCGGAAACAACAGACTGTACTGCGATGCGTGCCGCAAGCTTCACAGAAAAGAGATCAATCACAACTACCAGAAAAAGCACATCCTCGGGGAAAGCCCAAAGCCGTCCGTTGTACGTTATTGCACCGTGTGCGGCAAGCCGCTACCTGCGGATGCTGCGCCGAACCGGAGGTACTGCATTCCCTGCGGCGAGAAGATACATCTGGAAGCTGCGCGGGAACGTGCCCGGCGGGCACGGGAGGCTAAGCCGAAGGTCAAAAAGCCCGCGCCGCCCCAAAAGGCTGCACCGAAGGAGAAGCTACCTCGCGGCAGGCACCGCAAGGTGGACAAACCCTGCAAAGAGTGCGGCACGATGATGTACGGCGTGGACCCAGGCAAAATGTTTTGCGATGCCTGCAAAAAGCGCAGATACGGAAAGTCCAGTGTGGACACCGGCACGCTGCCCGGCATTGTAAGACCCAAAGAAAAGCCCAAGACCAACCACGACCTGATCGTGGATGATAATGCTGCTGCCGCAGCCAAGGGCATGAGCTACGGCAAATTCAAGGAATGGCAGCGCAGACAGAAGGAGTTGAAAGAGCGTGGCGAAATCTAATAGACCCGCAGCGTGGCATGAGAGCTACGCTGCTATATTTGGCCGATATGGCTGCATCCGGCTGACTTTGGAACAGGTCAGCGTATGTATGGGCATCCCGGCGCGGTATGTGCGCAAGCGCTACCCGGAAGGCTGGTCTAACATGGCCGGGCAGGAAGGCTCCGGCCGCGGCAACACGATCCGGCTGGATACCCTGCTGGATCAGGAATTTGGTACTTACTGAGGAGGAAACGTTATGGAAACTACGAAAACCGTTATCACCGGCAAGCCGCTCGTGGACTTGGACAGCATCCCGGATATGCTGAGCGATGTGGAGAACGATATCGACCGCAACTTTGCCCCGGCGGGCAGGCTGATCGACCCGGCAAAGGCAGCACAGGCGGTGAAAGACAGCGTTGACCGCGGCGCACCGACCCGCGAGATCGCCACCGCAAGCCGGTATCTGATGCTGGCTGCCATGAGCATTTGCGCCGACAGCATGAACGCCTTTGAACATTATCTGGATGCAAGCGAGGACTACCAGCGGGAAAACGCAGAGTACATGGTGCTGGATGGCCGCAAGGCTGCCGCACAGATCCAGAGCATCCTCGGCGTGATGTCTGAACTGGAGGGGCTGGAAGAGCATTAAGACTTTTTGGAGGCAGCACGAAATGGCAAGCAAGAATGGAATGCGTACCCGCGAGCGGATCTGCTATCTGATAGGCAAGTATCAGTGCCGGTTGGACGATGAGCGCATCTCCGACCGGGAGAAAAAGATCTACGCGGACGTTCGGGAAGATCTCCGGCATCTTCTGGAAACGGCGATGCAGGAAGGGCTTCGCAGCTGACTTTCCGGTTTCACACCAATGGCGGCAGGTGGGTAAACAAAAGCCGCTGCCAGCGCAATGCGCACGCAAACAAATCGTATGTGAAAGGGTTTTAGGGTGATTGTCATGAAAAGAATTAAAGTAAAGGTGACGTTTATCGAGCCTGTGCTGGGCACATGGCCTAACAACCAGAACGTTGCCAGAGAGTTCATTGCCAGCAAGTCCCCCGATGCTGCTACTATCGAAGATGAGGTGGCAGCTCTGGGAGCGGACTTCGTATCCGATAAGGGTATGACGGTATTTCCCAGAAATGATGATGGAGAACCTGTTCTGTATGACTACCAGATCAAAGGCTTTTTCAAGGATTCCTGCGGGATGCTAAGCCGTATTGGCGGCAAGACAGAGACCGGAAAGAAAAAGGCCGTGAACGAATCCGGCAAGATCGCCGCCTACAAAAAGGTCATTGATGGTCTGATTTTTGTTTCGCCCCGGATGATTCCCATCCATGCCAGCGGTGAGATGACTGAGTGCCAACGTCCACTCCGCGCCCAGACCGCGCAGGGTGAGCGCGTAAGTCTTGCCAACTCTGAGCAGATTCCTGCAGGTTCTACTTGTGAGTTTGAAGTGCTATGCATGGATGATTCCCACGAGAAGGCAGTCCTCGAATGGCTTGATTATGGCGTTCTGCGCGGCATTGGCCAATGGCGCAATTCCGGCAAAGGCCGTTTCTCCTATGAAATCATCAAGTAAAGCGATGGCGTGGTTTAGCCACGAACCGTAACGCCTTGCAGCGGCAGAGCCTTGATGCGCATGGAAATGCTAAGGCGAGGCACCGCTTTGCGGAGCGTAGCAAAGGCGATGCGCTGATTTGACGAGATTTGCGAAGGCAAGGCAACTCAAGGAGAAGCTGCGCAAAGGCAAGGCGGGGCGATGCAAAGAATTGAATAGATACGCAATGGAATTGCATAGACACGACATGATTTGCTCCGCAACGGTACAACTCGGAATTGCTGATAACAGCATGGCTATGGCATTGCCGTGAGACGCGGCGCAAAGGAATTGCATGGAAGAGCGAAGCAATGGCAAGGAAGAGAATGGCTTTGTTCTGCAAAGGATAGCTTCGAATCGAGTCGATATACTTTGCAACGGTATAGGCTAGAAAAGCAATGCACGGCAAGGGAATCGCGCTGTTTTGAGACGAAATGCAGTGGCGTGGAGCAGCTATGCGATCCCCTGCAACGGCAGAGAAAGGCGAGGAACCTAATGGAGACGCTCTGATATGCAGCGGCTTGGCTGAGAACAGCCCGGCGGCGCATGGCAACGGCGTTGCTAGGTACCGCGTGGAGAAGCTGCGCAAAGGCAAAGAAAAGCAACTGCAATGCGAAGAAATTCATTTATGCTTGTTTGCCAAAAAAATATATGGAGGTATGTATTATGATCCACGAACGTAAAGGCGGGCATTTCCGCCGCCAGTACAGCGTACAGGCCAAGAAGGCCGGCGAAGCCATGATGAAGGTGATGCGGGACTTTGCAGAGCCGCTCAGCGTGCAGGACGCGCGGGATGCGTGCACCTTCTGCCGCAACATTCTGGAAAGCCAGGTGCGCGGATGCCCGTACAATGACGCAGCACTGGAAGCAGAGGAGGATCTGGATGCGGTTGCAAACGCTGATGAGCCCGATGCCTAAATCCCCCACCTACGAGGAGACCGCAACCGGCTACGCCATCGCCGCCATGCGCATGGCAGAGCTGCCGCCGGATACCATCCAGCAGGTGGTTACGGAGATGCGCGTTATGATCGACAAGTATTCACTGGGCGAGGCGGCGCAGATCGCCACCTCCAGCCCCTACTGATGGAGGTGGTAAGGTTGGCAACGCCAAAAGCTTCCGGGCGCGGCAGGCCGCAGAAGAGCGCTTCTGCGGCTGTTTGTGCCCCAGATGTCAAGTTTCCCGTTGAAGTGCCAAAAGCCCCGCAGACAGCCCCGCAGGCGGTCTCGGTGCTGATTAAGGCCATCAGCGAGGATGCAATCAAGCTGAAACTGCTCCCCGGCGCCAATGCCGTGCGCGATATGATGGACAAGACCTTTGGCGCTGCGGGCTGGACCATGCGGCGCTATTTTGCCGATGGGCGGCTGTGGTGTCAGGTGGGCGTATACAGCCCGCAGGAGCGGGAGTTTGTGTACAAGGACGCGGGCGGGCTTTCCCTCCCCTGCCGTGACCCGGCTCTGATGCGGGAGGTCACCAGCTTTGTGTCCGCTGCCTCCTTCTGGGGTGTCGGCAGGGACGTGATGGAGCTGGACGACATTGTGCTTAAGAGCACGCAGGTACCCATCGTCAAAGATGACAAGGGCACTTGCCGGCTGCAGACCAGCCTAAAGGTCGACCGCTTCGCCTACGATGACGCGGGCAGCATCACCATGGTGCAGTTTATCACCGGCGAGGGTAAGAAGATCTTATGGCCAGAGGCGTGATCGGTAAGCTGCCGGTGGTATATGACCCGGTCGCCCGGCGGGTGGTCGTGGAAAACTCTGCGGAGTTTGTGGAAACACAGATCCGGCAGAAGCTGGATGAGCTGGCGCACGGCAAGCCGCTGCATCTGATTTTGTCGGTGGACCTCGAACGCAAAAGCCGCACCCTGCCCCAGAACCGTATGATGTGGGCGCTGCTTACCATCATGGCAGATCACTACAACGGCGGGCGCACCGGCGGCATCACCCCGGAGGACTGCTACACCGAGATGCTGGAGCAGTACGGTGCGGCGTTTGACTACTTGGAGGTTCCGGTGGGTGCTGTGCCCATCTTGCGCAAGTCTTACCGGCTGGTGCACGTTGTGGAGCTGCTGAACGGCAACCGCTGCACAGTCAAGTGCAGCCAGGGCTCCAGCACCTTCACCACGGAGCAGATGGGGCAATTGATCGACGGAATATTTGACCGGCTGGCGGAAATGGGCGTCAACGACCCCAATGTTACCGCCTACTGGCAGGAGTGGCAGGAGGTGCCAAGGAAATGACACAGAAACGGTTTAAGAAGCTGCTGATGGCGCAGGGCGTCTGCGCGAACACTGCACGCGGCCTTGTGGAGTACATGAAGGTGCTTCGTCAGTCTATCGAACAGGGCGATAACCTTGTTATGCATGTGGATACCGTGGATGCCGTGACTATGAAATTTAAGCCGGCTAGGATCTACCCCTACGCGGAGACCTACAAGCGGATCTTGGAAGGGCGTGATTTCCTTGTCTGAGTCCATCATGCAGTCCCGGCGGGAGTGTTACGTCTGTCGGATGAAGTACGGCGTTGAAACCGTTAAGGAATTAGAGGAGCATCATGTGCTCAACGGTCCGCTGCGCCCGGTAGCAGAGCGGTACGGCCTGAAAGTCTACCTCTGCCACCGGCACCACAACGAGCCGGGCTACAGCGCCCACTTTGACCACAAGCTGCGCCTGTATCTGAAAAAGCAGGCGCAGCGCAGTTTTGAGGATGTGTATGGGCACCGCCAGTGGATGGCGGTGGTCGGAAAGGATTATTTGAGATGCTCAACGTTGTAGCGATCATGGGCAGGCTTGTCGCTAATCCAGAGCTGCGCACCACCACGGCGGGGCATAGTGTGTGCAGCTTTCGCATAGCGTGCGACCGCAGCTATGTGCAGCAGGGTCAGCAACGGCAGGCAGATTTTATTGATATCGTGGCATGGCGGCAGCAGGCTGATTTTGTGTCCAAGTACTTCCAGAAGGGCAGCATGATCGCCGTTGAGGGCAGCTTGCAGACCCGGCAGTATCAGGACAAGCAGGGCAGCAAGCGCACGGCGGTGGAGGTTGTGGCAAACAATATCAGCTTTGCCGGTGCAAAGCGTCAGGACAGCCAGAGCGTGCCCTCCTACGAGCAGCAGACTACCAGCCATATACAACAGGCAAAAGCCGCGCAGAACGCTCCACAGCCCGCCTACACGCAAGGTAGCATGGATGATTTTGCCGTGATAAACGATGACGACGATCTGCCGTTTTAGGGGGGATAAGGCGTGAAAAGTAAAACAAAACCGAAACAGGACAGTTATGTTGTCCTGCAGCGCTGGATGCGCACCGAGCTTGGATTAAAGGGCAACGAGTTGACGGTGTACGCCATCATCTACGGCTTCTCTCAGGACGGTGAGAGCGTCTACAAAGGCGGGTACGGATACATTGCAGACTGGACAGGCCTGAGCGAAAACGGTGCCCGGAACATTGTCAAGGAGCTTGTGACAAAGGGACTGCTGAAGGAGCACAAAACCATGGTGGGCGGCATCCTCGTGAACCAGTACGTTGCAGTCCGAAACCCGGAGCCGGAAACGGTGCCGCAGGAAGAGACAGACCCCTACAAAAATTGTACCCCTACAAAAAATGTACCCCTACAAAAAGTGTATCCGAACCCCTACAAAAAGTGTATCCAGACCCCTACAAAAAGTGTAGACAGGAAATATATAGGGAAACCTATAGGGAAACCTATCTATCCGCGCGAGGAGCGCGGAACGGATGCGATGGATGGATTGGATACCGCACGAGAGGATGTCTTGGAACGCTTCCGGGAGCAGCTGGAACTGGACACGCTGGAGCGCCGGTACGAGCCTGAGAAATTGGAGGAACTGCTGGACAACATTGCGGATATGTACTGCTGCCCCAGCATGATCCAGACCATTGGGCAGTATCCGCAGACCACGCAGTCCATCCGCAAGCGGCTGGACAAGCTTACCAGCCAGCACATCGAGTACGTTCTGGATGCGCTGCTCAACAGCACAAAGCCTGTCCACAATATCCGGGGCTACATACGGGCGGTGCTGCTGAACGCTCCTACCACCATGGAGCATTACTATCAGGCAAAGGGCAACAGCATCGCAGCTGGCGGAGGAGGTAGGCGCTGATGCAGGAGATCTGGAACGAGGAGCTCTACCCTCTCCCAAAGAGCAGCCCTTGCCGGAGCTGCCCCTGTAAGGCGTGCTCGCCGAATTATTACAAGAAATGCACAACATGGCTTGCGTGGTTTGCAAAAAGCTGGGACAGCATCCAGCAGCAGGCCGCAAAAGCCGCAAGAATTTGAGAATGGGGATATCGTCATGAGAACAATGGCAAAAATCGCGATCATCAACCTGAAGGGCGGCGTGGGGAAATCCGTCACCGCCTGCAACCTCGCCTGCCTGCTGGCAGAGATCTGGTCCCGGCGGGTGCTGGTGATGGATCTGGACAAGCAGGGCAACACCACCAAGTTTTTCAACCGCTTTGCATATGGCCGCAAAACCATGGGCGATGTGCTCACCCTGAACGCCAAAATGCAGGACGTGATCATGCAGACGGATTTTGAGCACGTCGATCTGGCACCCAGCAACATGGAGATGCTGCTTGCCAACAAAAACGTGATGCTGGATGTGCTGCGGCCGCAGTGGGACAGGCTGCGCAAGGCGCTGGATACCGTCCGCAACGACTATAACTACTGCATTATCGACTGCCCGCCTGACATCGACATGGCTACCGTCAATGCGCTGGCTGCCGCCGACTGGGTGATCATCCCGGTGGACTGCGACGAGTGGGCGATGGACGGCATGGACGAGATCCGAGAGCAGGTGGATGCCATCCGGGATGCCTATAACCCGCAGCTGGAAGTGATGGGCGTGCTGGCAACCAAGTACACCCGTGGCAGATACAGTGTGGACACCATAAACGAGATCGCCAACATGGACTTGCCCGCCTTTCGCAACCCGGACAACAGTATTTTGCGCATCGATTACAGCGTGAAGGTCAAGGAAGCCAAGGCACGGCACTTGCCGGTGCACAAGGTCTGCCGGAATATCAAGACCAGCGCTCAGTATAAGGCGCTGGCGCAGCTGGTAAAAAAATGCGTGGAGGGTGAATAACATGAGCACTGGATTATTAAACAGCCTGATGAATGCCCAGAGCCAGACGGCCACCCCGGCGGGGCAGCAGATGCAGGTGGTCATGATTCCGAGCCGGAATATTATCCCGAACCCGGACAATGACGAGATCTACACCATCGGCAACATGGATGGTCTGAAGGACGACATTCGGCAGAACGGTCTCCGGCAGCCGCTGGAGGTCATCTCGGTAGAGGGCGAGCCAGATCGTTATATGCTGATCAGCGGGCACCGGCGCTGGGCGGCGTGCGGCATCTTGTCGGCGTGCGGCGATTCGCGGTTTGACGCTCTCCCCTGCCTGATCCGGGAAAGCCACGGCAAACTGGACGACCGCATTGCGCTCATCACGGCGAACGCCACCGCCCGCGACTTGACCGACGGTGAGCGTCTGGCGCAGTACGAGGCGCTGAAGGATGCGCTGACCAAGAAAAAAGCAGCCGGACAGCTGGAAGGCAAGGTGCGTGACGAGGTTTGCCGCATTCTGGGCTTGTCCACCGGTGCTGCTGCTCGGCTGAACGTGATTGCATCCTGCGAGAATGAGGTCATCAAGGAGCGCTTGAAGGCCGGAGAAATCGGTTTGATGGAAGCGTACCGCAGCGCACAGGATTATGCGCGCTTTATGGGTGCTGCATCGGAAGAACCGGAGCAGAAAGAAGAACCGGCGGAAACGGTACCGGTGAACCCGGATTATGCCGAGTGGAAATTGCCACCGGAAGCCATTGCAATGGTGGAAAAAGCTCACGAGGAGAAAAGGAAAGCCCAGACTGATGGGCCGCAACCTGTTGTAAGCAAAAGCACTCCGCTCCCATCCGTGTATAACGGACAAAGATGCGATTATTCTGCATCGCACCAGTGCGAAAATGAAGCCGGTCTGAAGCATTTTATCAAGCATGGTGAAATCCACGGCTGTGTAGGGTGCTGCCGCGACTGCAAAAACAAAGATACCTGCGAATACAGTTGCGCGTATGCTTCCAAGGGCAAAGAAACGCAGGAACAGCCGAGGGAGCAAGCCCATGGGCGGGACACGCTGCATAAGCTGGCGGAGAAAACGCTGGGTGCAAATGCAGCGTGGGAACTGGAATGGGAAGATGTGCGTTTCCGGCTTGCGTATTACAAGCAGCCTCTGCCCGGCGGGGCAAAGCTGTGGAAGCGGATAGACACCACCAGAGAGGACGCCGGCCAGACCTGTGATGACTACGCCATCATTCTGCAGGACAACAGCTTTTTCACCTGCGGCTGGATAGGTTTCTACTCCGGCATCACGGATATTCTGACGAATTATTTTGAGCTGAAATAAATTTTGGGAGGTTGCCGGATGAAGCCACACGAATTTCGCCGTCTGTATGCGATACCCTACGACATTGCCAAGCGCCGGCAGCGCATTGAGCGGCTGGAGATTTTACAGGCAGATGGTCCGCAGGCTGCCTCGGATGTGGTAAAAGCTTCTCACGGCGAGGGCAACAGCTGCATTCTCGGTCATGTAACGGTGACCGGGACTGCAGACTCCTCCTACAACCAGCGTGCTGCGGAGATCCGGCGGCTGAAGGATATCAACCGTATGCAAAGCAAACTGTACAACATCGGCGTGCACATGGTGGAGGACTGCGATGACCCGGAGCTTCGGGCAATGCTTTCGGCGATCTGCGTAGAGGGCAAAAAGCCGCAGGACGTTGCCGTGGAGCTTACCGAGCGGGGTTTTGACGTGGATGCGGAATCTATTCGCCGAAGGGTTTACCGGTGGATCCAGAAGAATGTGGGGTGATTTTGTGGATTGTAGTTCTTGCGAGGCACGTTATCTGTGCTCTTTGCGGACTGAGCCAAACTCTATTGAATGCGTGACAGCGTTAACTAGGTACGACATAAAAAAGGAAAAGGACTGCGATGAGCGCGGTGTTTCGCCGGTGGTGTATTTTAACCGGCGAACAGAACGGGAGGACAAAAATGGCTAAATATCATGTAGGATGCGGATTATTGGGGAACATCTATGCCGGAATATTTGCGCCGTCGCAAAAGGACGGTCTGCTGGTCTGGAGAGATAAGTCGGATGTAACGAGCGAAGCTATTGAAGCGGTCATGAACCATTTCGTTGCCGAAATGGAATGCAATGAAGAAATTGAGATTAAACAGGCATGGGGAGTTCGTGGAGAGAAAACGTTGATGGTTACTTTTGAGTTAGTTCCCGACCAAAATAAGCGTTGTGATGAGAGCGGTGTTTCTCCGGTGGCGTATTTCAACCGGAGAGCCGGACAGGAGGATAAAAATGGATGAGAAAGAAAAGACAGTACGGTTAGTCAATGTCGGAGAGCTGGAAAATAGCTTGAAAAAAGACCTTGCCGAAGAAGAGGCTAAGGGGAAAAGTGCAGATATTCTTTTTTGCGAAAGCATCGAGGATGAACTGTCAGATCTTGGAAACCTTCCAACCATAGACCCGGAAACCCTGCGGCCTGTGTCTGAGTGGGAGCTGAACCCCGACAAGTGGACGTGCGAATGGTTCCGCTGCAAGAAGTGTCACCACACTTCCTGCTGCACAGATGCTTTTTGCGGCGGCTGTGGGGCAAAGATGAAAAACAGGGACGTGGAAATCGATGACTAACCAGAATCGAAAGAGGAAAGAGGAGGAAACCTTATGGTTTTGTTTTACTGGCTTGCAGCCACTGTACTGATAGCTTGCCTGAGCATTCCGGTGTGTATGCTTTCTGTGCGGTGGGCATGGAAAAGCGGGTGGACAGTGCGGAAGATACTCATGGTGTTCACACCGGCATCTGTCGTGCTGGGCGGAGTTCTTGGGTACACAATGGCCTGTCTTGTGCTCAAAATGACCGGTTTTTGCTGATTGACACAAAATTCACATTGTACCACTTCTCTGCGTAGCTACGCAAAAGCCGTGTCACAAAATGGTCGGAATGTCACAAAAAGGTCGAAATGTCCGGAATGTCCCATTTTGATGTGCTAAAATTATAATGCAGACATTGACGGAAACGTGAATGACCTGCATCCTCATGACGAGACCCGGCGGGAAGCATAGCGCAGGCTTTTTGAATCTTCCTGTGCTCAATGGATCACCGCGCCGTCCGCTCCAAGATCCAGCGGCGCACACAAAACAAAATCAAACCCGGCGGGTGTCCACTGTGGACACCTTGGAAAGGAGTGCAATCCATGTTTAAGCTTTTCAGCAAACTGTTTTGGTCTATTGCAAAAAGCTGCGTGCTTGCACCTGTGCTCCGGGAAATTTTTCAAACAGCATTCAAAAGTAATTTTGTGTGCATCGTCTGGAGTATCGGTTTTCAGACGAGCCGCACAAAGCGTGAGCCGAGGGCAGAGATCGGAGGGCGCGGCTGTATGCAAGGGGCGCGGCCTGTTATCCGCGCAGATTAGCAAAACTGCTGATACAATTTATCCAAAAATATTTTTACCCGCCTGTTATGCATGATGTGCACCGTGCATTGCAGGCGGGCATTCTTTTGCGCTGCGTTAGCTCAACCGGCAGAGCATCCAGCTCATAACCGGGTCGTTGCAGGTTCGATTCCTGCACGCGGCATAATAATATATTCCCGTAGCTCAATTGGTAGAGCGCTGGTCTCCAAAACCAGAGGCTGCAGGCTCAGTCCCTGCCGGGAATGCCATTTGCGTACCCTGTGAGGGGGCTGCGCAGATAGCCGGGCATCTGGCGGCGAAAGTTCCGGATGCAGCAGCACTCCACCCGTTTACGTTGTCCGAAAAACTGAATGTATACTGGGAGTGCTGCTTATATTAACGTTTAGCTTGAAATAGCTTTAATTTTTAAATCTGGCTTTTGAAGTTTGGAGCGCGTGTCATGGTTCTGCCAATGGAGAACACCGAAAAGATGATTTTTCCGGGCGTGGGCAAGTATGGAATCCCTGAAATCAAACCCGAAACGGATGTCCGTATAGACAGGTTGGAATGGATACCTGTCAACTATGCTATGACAGCAACTGACAAAAAAAGCAAGGGCGTGCACTTTTACAAGGACGATTACCAGTTTGAACGGTTCTGGAACTACCCGGATAAATATATCCCGATTTTGCAACAGTTCGGCGCGGTATGTTCGCCGGATTTTTCTTTGTACAGTGATATGCCGCTTGCGGTGCAGCTTTTTATGCATTACAAAAAGCACTGGCTTGCCGCATACTGGCAGGCGCACGGTATTCACGTTATCCCAACGCTTTGCTGGTGTAGAGAGCAAAGCTATGACTGGTGCTTTGACGGCGAGCCCAGAAACGCCATCGTGAGCATTTCGAGCCACGGAACACAGTCCGACCCATACGAAGCAGAATGCTTTGCTAAGCACTGCCGTAAGGCGCTGGAAGTGCTGCAACCGAGCGGCATATTGTGGTATGGCAAATGCCCTGATGAATTTGACTGGAACGTTACCAAAATAAAACCATTCCAATACGAAAGGAGACATTACCGTGAGTAAACGAGGCTCAGGCAGTTCCACGAGAGCGGGCGGAGGGGGTGGAGCTGGCGCAAGAGAAAAAGAGCTTTTTACCGTTGGAAAAGACGGTGTGCGTGTCTACGATGATTTAGAAACCGATTCAAAAAATGGTTGGCTGAGTAAACGTAGCACAGCGGCCATGAAAGCGTTTAGAAGCCTGAGCGATGTACATTGCAACTGGAACAAAGGCTTTGACGTTCTTGATGGGGACAAAAAACCGGTGCACATGAAAAGAAGCCAGCAATGGGACTACCTGAAAAAACACAATATAAATTCCTTCGTTTTACGAGTGGCAGAAGGAGACACAAAAAGAGCCTTAAAGCAGATGGAAGACTACGGGTATCATGTTGTTGCAAAACTGGCTTCAAATTCAATAAATAAACGAATTTTTGATACCAATGAATTTTATGTATCTAAAAAGAAAATGCAGCGGCTTGGATTGGATTTCAAGGTGGAAACCTACTGGAAAAAAGGATGGAAAGGATAAAGGCTTGGAGGGATAAACCATGACTCTGCCGATGGAAAACACCGAAAACACGCTGCAGCTGCATGAAGCACTGGGGGCATGGGCTGCGTTGGGATGGCGCTGCAAAATCGTGGAAAAGAAAGCCTTAACTGCTCATGACCGATAAGTTTTACAAATGGCTCTGCGCTTTGATAGCATCGGGTGATGTACATCCGTTCTACTGCTCCTCGCAGTGGGTGCGGCTATCGCACAAGGTGCTGGACATGGACAAGCACGAATGCCAGCTGTGCAAAGAGCGCGGGCGTTACCGGCGGGCAGAGCTGGTGCACCATGTCAACCATGTGCGCCGCGCGCCGAAGCTTGCGCTGGATATCTGGTACACGGATGCAGACGGCAACCGGCAGCGCAACCTTATCAGCGTATGCAGGGACTGCCACGAGACTGTGTGCCACCCGGAGCGGCTGCGGAAATGCAGCGGCGGTGCGCCGCTGACCCGCGAGCGCTGGGACTGACTGGTACACCCCCCTCCCAAAAAAATGGGCTGAGCGGGTCAAGCCCTTATTCGGGGTGTCCCCTGACTTTGCCGCTGGCCTTGCGCGCACGCACACGCGCGAAGATGGTATAGGAGGGCTAAACATGACAAACAAGAAGTTTGGCATCATCGTTATGGACTTGAGCCTTTTTGATTTCGGGCCGAAGCCTCCTTGTGGGTATATCAAGGCAAAACATACCCGCCCAGCGTACGGCAAAGGCACTAGGCCTGTCAAGGCGCATAAGAGAATCACGAGAACGAGAGAAGGATTTAGAAAATGACAGAACTCAAGAGATGCCCGTTCTGCGGAAAAAACGCAGTTTACATTGGCGTGTGCGATGATGAAGGCAACTTTCATGGTCATTTGGGATGCGAGTACGAACAAGACCCGTGGAGCGGGCTTTCTTATGACTTGCATCACGAAGGATGGGGCAAATGTATCCTTTGCACGGATGGAGACAATCAAAGCATGGGTGGCGCACTGTTTAACACGGCAGAGGATGCTGTCGAAGCATGGAACAAACGCTACAAAGAGGATTGAATATGGACAAAAAACGAGACAGCTTTACATTCCAACGATACTACTTTGAAGCCATCTCCACGCTGAAAAGCAAAGAAAAATTGGAACTCTACGATGCAATCTGCGCATACAAATTGCACAAATATGGATGAAACGGAGATCGTGATGGGAAAAAGGAAAACACCGGCCGCCGCCAGCAAAAAATACCGGACGGAGCTGGCGGAGATCGAGCAGGCCGCAAAAGCAGCCAACTGCGACACAAACTTTTTGTATCGCTCCACGCTGGACCGGTATGTTACGCAGTTGAACCTTCTGGATCAGGCACAGAACGACATGAACGAGCGCGGACTTACCGTGGTAAAGACCACCCCGCGCGGCGCGGAAATTGAAGTAGCAAACCCTTCCATTCAGGTCTATAACCAGACTGCCAGCGCAGCCAACTCCACCGTATCAACGCTGCTGCGGGTCGTGCAGACGTTTAAGTTTATGGCAGCAAAGCCCAGCGAGGACGATGAGCTGTAATATTCCCCCGGAGATCTTGGAGTACATTGAGCAGGTGGAGAACAATGCTCCGCGTGCTTGCAAGGAGCAGCACGCCCTTGTTGCACTGATCCGGCGCGTATTTGCAACTGAAGATATTTATGTAGATACCGAGCGTATGCGGAAATATTTTGGCATCGCCCGGTATTTTCCTTATGACCGCCTTTTTCCGTGGCAGACTTTCGCGCTGGGGCTTTGGATGTGCACCTATCGCAAGGATGGGAGCCCCCGGTTCAAGACGTTGTTTGCTATGGTCGGGCGCGGCGCTGGCAAGGATGGCGTGATTGCCATTTCCTCGGCGGCACTGATCAGCCCGTACAACCCCGTGCCACACTATAACGTGGATATCTGCGCCAACAACGAGGAGCAGGCCGTCACCCCCGTGAAGGATATCGTGGAAGCACTGGAAAACCCGAAGTGGGAAGCCAAGCTTTCACGCTTCTATTACCACACAAAAGAGGTGCTGCAGGGACGCAAGAATCTGGGCGAGGTAAAAGGACGCACCAACAACCCCAAGGGGCGCGATGGTATGCGTTCCGGCGCGGTCATCTTCAACGAGGTGCATCAGTACCAGAATTACGACAACATCAAAGTCTTTATTACCGGCCAAGGCAAGGTTGCAGAACCTCGCGTTGGCTTTTTTACGTCCAACGGCGATGTATCGGACGGCCCTTTGGACGATTACCTTGCCCGCGGTCGGCGCATTTTGTTTGAGGGCGAACCGGATGAGGGCTTTTTGCCGTTTATCTGCTGCCTGAACACCAAGGACGAGGTGCACGACCCGGAAAACTGGTGCATGGCAAACCCTTCCCTGCCCTATCTTCCACATCTGATGCAGGAGATCCACGATGAATACCGAGACTGGAAAGAGCGCCCGGAGCAGAACGGCGATTTTATCACAAAACGCATGGGAATCCGTGACGGAGCAAAGGAAATCTCGGTCACGGACTACGAAAACGTCAGGGCAACAAACCGCCCCCTGCCGGATATGGCTGGCTGGAGATGCACTGTGGGCATTGATTACGCCGAAATGAACGACTGGGCGGCGGTAGACCTGCATTTCCGCAAAGGAGACCAGCGCTATGATATCAATCACGCATGGATCTGCGCAAACAGCAAGACCCTGCCCCGGGTAAAAGCCCCATGGCGGACGTGGTGTGAAAACGGAGACTGCACCTATGTGGACGATGTAAGCATCTCGCCGTATCTTTTGACAGATTTCATCCGGGAAGCCGGACGGAAATATACCGTAAAAAAAGTGGCGCTTGACCATTTCCGATACACCATGATGGCGGAAGCGCTGCAAAGCATCGGTTTTGACGCGAAGGATAAAAACCGGGTAAAGCTGGTACGCCCCAGCGACATTATGCAGGTTGACCCAGTGATACAGGATTGCTTTGACCGCAACTTGTTTACTTGGGGCGATGTACCGCATCTGCGCTGGGCGGTCAACAATACCAAGCGCGTGCGCAGCAGCCGAAGTCAGGGTGTGGATACCGGAAACTTCATTTACGCCAAAATTGAGGGCAAAAGCCGAAAAACAGACCCGTTCATGGCGCTGGCAGCAGCCATGACGGTGGAAAGCGATCTGGGCACCGGTCAGGTGCAGCTGCCAAAGATCGGAGCATTTTGCTGGTAACTTGCTGGTAACTTGCCGGAAGGAGAAAAACAATGTCTTTTTCTGAGAAAATCAAACAGTTTTTCGGGTTTTCGCCGCCCGAGCAGAGGATCACCGCACATGATTTTTTGCTGAACGGCGATGACCTGACCTGCGAAATGCTTGGCTACTGGCAGGAGTACCAGCTGCGTGACCTTGCATTTAACTGCTGCGTAAACCTGATTGCGAATGCGATTGCAAACTGCGAGTTTAAGACGTTCGAGCGCGGGCAACCGGTCAAATCGGATTATTACTATCTGCTGAACGTAGAGCCGAACGTCAACGAAAACAGCACGGCGTTCTGGAAAAAAGTGATCTACAAGCTTTATGCCAAAAACGAAGCGCTTGTTGTCCCGATTCCGCGCGGAGGCAACGTCGAGCTGGTGGTTGCAGACAGCTGGACAAAGCCGGAGTACATCCCCACACAGGAAAATGTATACCGTCAGATACAAGTTGGGCAGCAGTCGTATACCCGTGACCTGAAAGAACGCGAAGTGCTGCACCTGACCCTGAACAGCGATGACGCAAAAAAGGTTGTGGACGCACTGTATGAAAGCTACAAGAATCTGGTGCAGTCCAGCATCAAAAGCAACGTCTGGAACAACGGTCAGCACATGAAGGTGCACGTCACGCAGGTTGCCAACGGTCAGGATGATTTTGAGAAAAAGTTTTCTGCAATGCTGGAAAGCAGCTATAAACCGTTTCTGGAATCCGGCACCGGTATCTTGCCGGAATTTGACGGCTACGAGTTCCAGCTGATGAACAACGGCACCGGCACCAAGGACACGCGGGATATCAAAGCCCTTTTTGATGACATTTTTTCTTTTACTGCGCGCGGGCTGGGCATCCCGCCTGTGCTTGTGCAGGGGGATGTAGCCGGCATCAACGACATAATCACCCACTGGCTGACTACCGGAATCGACCCGCTGGCGGCGCAGATCAGCAAAGAGTTTAGCCGGAAGCTGATTCCCAAGGCGGACTGGCTGCGCGGAGACCGCGTATATGCGGACACCTCCACCATCCAGCACTTTGATATGTTCTCCAATGCAGCGAACATTGAAAAAATCGTTGAGAGTGCCGCATACAGCATCAACGAGCTGCGCGAGGCCACCGGCGGCGCACCGCTGCCTGATAAATGGGCTAACATCCACTGGATGACCAAAAATATCGCTACCGTGGAAACCGTTGCAAGGGACGCCGCCACGGAAAGCAACCCGAAGGAGGAATAATATGCCGAAACCCTATTTTGATATCCAGCAGTTTGGCGAGCAGACGGATATCTATATCTTTGGCGATATTGTAAGATACGCCAATGAAGATAGCCAGGAGACCAGCGGGCACAGCCTTGTCCAGCAGCTGAAGAAAATCCCTGATGCAGCCGAGATCAATCTGCATATCGACAGCTTTGGCGGAAACGTTTCCGAAGGATGGGCGATCTACAACGCACTGCAAAGCAGCCGTGCGCGGGTCACGTCCTATGCGGACGGTTTTGTTGCCAGCGCTGCCATTTATCCGTTTCTGGCTGGTCAGGAGCGTATCGCCAGCAATGTGAGCGCTTTCTACTTCCACCCGGCAAGCCAGCTTGCAGCCGGTTATGCCGAGGATTTGCGCAGCGCGGCAGACGCGCTGGACCAGCTGACCGAAATCGGGCTGGGCGCGTTTACGAATGCCGGCATGGAGGAACAGGCCGCCCGCGACCTTGTAAACAGTAAGGCATGGTACTCCCCTGCCGCTATGCTGGAAAAAGGCATTGCAACCAGCATCCGCAAAACAGGCGATGCTTCCGGCGTTTCCCAGAGTGTGCGCGGCCTGATCGTGCAGCAGCTTATGGTGCCACATAAGGATGTAGAGCCGCCCGCTGAACCGCAGCCCGAAGAACCGCCCGCAAAGCGCAGCCTGATGCAGATGCTTTGCAATATCTGAAAATAAGCCGTAAAGCAGCACTTCCTTCGTGGGGTGCTGCTTTTTAAATACCAAAAAGGAGAAATCAACATGAATCTTTCTGAACTGTACAAGAACAATCAGAAGCTGAACGATCTGCGCCAGAAGCTGCACGATGCTTACAAGAGCAACGACGAAAATGCTGTGACTGACACCTTCCTGCAGATGTTCCAGACCGTGGGCGACATCAACCGCGAGGAGTACCAGCAGCAGCTGGACGGCATGAAGCAGGAGCTGGACAACTCCGTCCTGTATGCCCGTGGCGTGCGCCAGCTGACCAACGACGAGCGCGAGTACTATCAGGCCGTGGAGAAGGCCATGCGCGCCGACAACCCCAAGCAGGCGCTGGAGAACGTGACCGTTGTGTTCCCGCAGACGGTTATCAGCCGCGTGATGGACGATCTGGCATCCAAGCACCCCCTGCTGAGCAAGATCCAGTTTACCCCCACCGGCGGCGCGATCCGCATGATGCTGAACACGGACGGCATCCACAAGGCCAAGTGGGGCAAGCTGTGCGCCAAGATCGTGGAAGAGCTGACCTCCGGCTTCAAGGAAGTGGACGCAGGTCTGTACAAGCTTTCTGCGTTCATCCCTGTCTGCAAGGCACAGCTGGATCTGGGTCCTGAGTGGCTGGACCGCTACATCCGCGCTATTCTGGCTGAAGCTCTGGCGAACGGTCTGGAAGAGGGCATTGTCATGGGCGACGGCAACGATCAGCCCATTGGCATGGTGCGCGATGTGAGCGATGACGTTGCCGTGATCGGCGGCAAGACCTATCCCGAAAAGGCAAAGGTCAAGGTCAGCGATTTCGAGCCTGCCACGATGGGCAATCTGATCTCTATGCTGGGCAAGACTGCCAACGGCAAGGATCGTGACCCGGATGATCTGATCCTGCTGGTCAACCCGCAGGATTACTACCTGCGTGTGATGCCTGCAACCACCGTGCGTGCCCCGGATGGCACCTACCGTAACGACATCTTCCCTGTTCCCCTGTCCGTCATCAAGACCGCTGCGCTGCCGCGCGGTCAGGCTGTGTTTGGTATCGGTCGTTTGTACTTTGCGCCGGTCGGCATGAACAAGAACGGCCGCATCGAGTACAGCGACGATTACCACTTCCTCGAGGATGAGCGCGTCTACCTGATCAAGCTGTATGCCAACGGCTTCCCGGTGGACAACAACGCCTTCCTGAATCTGGACATTTCCGGCCTGCAGCCCATGACCTACCGCGTGACTACCGTTCCCGCACCTGCTGCGTCCAATGATGCCACCCTGAGCGCCCTGAAGCTGGGCAGCCTGAACCTGACCCCGGGCTTTACCTCCAGCAATGTGACCTATACGGCGACTACCTCGGCAGCCTCCAACACCATCACCGCGACCCCCGCCAACGCTGGCGCCAAGGTCAAGGTGGAAGTGGGCGGCAAGGAGATCGAGAACGGCAAGCCTGCGACCTGGAGCGATGGCAGCAACACTGTGACCATTACCGTGACCGCGGCAGACGGCGAGACCGTTAAGACCTACACCGTCACGGTCACCAAGTCCTGACCATGACTAGCAAGTGGGACGAGAAGCGGGAAACGCTGCTGCCGGACATCAAAAACTATCTTGATATCACATGGTCGGATGATGCATTGGATAAAAAAATCTGGGGCATCATTGTGAGCGGTATGCTCTATCTGGATAGCAAGATCGGCACAGCGCAGGACTACACGCAGCCCGGGCTTGCCCGTGCGCTGCTGATGGACTATGTGCGCTACACCCGCGACGGCGCAGCGGATATTTTCGAGCATAATTATCTGCACCTGCTGCTTGCGGCGAGAAACGAAAGGCTGGTGAATGATTTTGCAGAGAACGCGCAAAAGCCCGACCCGCCCTGACACGGAGGTCAGCCAGACCTTCAACAGCGGGGTCGTGCAGATATTTTCCACCCGAGACGCTGCACCGGTCGGGCACTCCCCTGTTGTGGAGTGCACGGCAAAGTGCACCCTGCGGTACGAGGAGCAGCGCCTTGGCATCAACCGGCTGTATCTGAGCCGCCAGAATCAGGCGGAGATCGTCCGGGTGATCCGCGTGCCGGCACCGCAGAGCATCTCCATTTCCAGCCAGGACGAAGCCCAGACCGAGGACGGCAGGCACTACCGCATCGACACGGTACAGGCCGTCCGAAGCTGGCCCCCTGCGCTGGATCTGGCGTTGCGTGCCGTGGAGCATGACTACGACAACAGCTTACAGGAGGGCACCGAGGATGACGTGGTATGAGTGCATCATTGCTGCCCACACAGCTGTTACAGACCGTGTAAGCCACGGCGGGCGGATGAAGTCCAAACGGTATTTTGTCTGGCAGGAAGAAGCGCCGGACGACCTCATCGCGGACGGAAAACACATCGAACGTGCCATGATCGGCACGACAGACTTGTTTACCTCGACGGAGTTCGACCCGTGGTGCGAAGCGCTGGAAAAAGCGTTTGACGCTTCCGAGCACATCGCATGGGAGAGGCTTCAGCCTATGTATGAAGCTGATACAAAAATCTGGCATTACCGCTGGCGGTGGGAGGTGTTCGGCTGTGGCTAGGATCGAAGCAAAAGGGCTGGATGCTTACATGAAAGAACTTCAGAAGCTGAACCAAAGCACCGATGATGTATGCAAAGCCGGCGTTTATGCCGGTGCAAAAGTCATGGGTGACAAAATCAAAGCTGCCGTTGACACGATTCCGATTCACAGCCTGCCATCTGGGCAGGAGCAGTATTATGCCCACCCCAATGGACCGCCCATGAACGGATTAAGCCAGCAGCAGGCTGATGACCTGAAAAAAGGGTTCGGCATTGCAAAATTCAGCCATGAAAATTATGCGTGGAATACAAAGCTTGGCTTCAACGGATACAACAGCATCCAGACCAAAGGGCATCCGAAAGGACAGCCGAATGCGCTGATTGCCCGCTGCGTAGAAGGCGGCACAAGCGTTTGGGTGGCAACTCCGTTTGTTGCTCCTTCCGTCCGAAAAGGACGAAAAGAAACGGAGGCTGCCATGGGGCAGGCTGTTGAAAAAAAGATAAAAGAAACGATCGACAAATAACCTGCGCAGGGTGTCCACAGTGGACACCCTGCTTTTTTGTATGAAAGGAGAAAACACATGGTAACTACTGGTTTTTCCAATGTGCATATTGCTACTTACGCTTCCGATGGCGGCACCGTGACTTACAGCGGCGTGCGCAAGCTGGGGCGCTCGGTGAGCATGAGCACCGATATTTCCACCAGCGATGACAACAAATTTTACGCCGATGACCGGCTGGCGGAAACCGAGACCGGCTCTGCCTTCACCGATGGCAGCGGCACCTGCACCGTGGACGGCCTGACCGCAGAGGAAGAAGCCTTCATCATGGGTCTGAAAGACGGCAACTCCGTAACGCCGGACGAGGGCACCGCAGTGGAGACCTACGAGTACGGCGCATCTATGGAGCCGCCTTATCTGGGACTGGGCGCAGTCAAGAAGGTGCAGAAGGACGGCAAGAGTATGTGGAAGGCAATCGTCCTGTGCAAGATCCGCTTCAAGGTGCCCAAGGACGATGCCGAGACGCAGGGCGAGCAGATCGACTGGCAGACCCAGGATCTGGACTTCAGCATCATGCGCGATGACAGCGCCATGAACCGGTGGAAGATCATCCCCAAGAAGGAGTTTGACACCGAGGCGGCGGCGGTTGCGTTTATCAAGAAGGCACTTGGAGGTGCAGCATGATCGAGGACAAGTACATCGTATTCGCGCACGTCAAGGATGATGAATACCCCATGTGCATGACCATCAAGGCACTTTCCGTGCTGGAAAGCGCTTACGGCTCGGTGGACAATATTTTTGGCGTTGCCAAGGAAGCCACAAAAACCGGCCGCGTTGCCGACCTTGCAAAGGCGGCACTGACCATTGCACCCGTGCTTGCGGATGCAGGCCGGGACTATGTGCGGGAGATGGCGGCAGAATCCAACGATAAGGAATTTCAGGACATGGCGCAGAGCCTGCCGGACTTCCCTGCTGCTGCGGAGCTGGAAAAGAGCATGACGTGGGCAGAGTGCCGCGCATTGTGGAACGACTGCGTTACCGCAATTGCGCGCGGCTCCGGCCGCGAGGTGGAGGCTGAACCGGACAACAGCGCAAAAAACGCGGAAAGCGCCATGTAATACAGCTTAACAGAACGTGGTTTCTGTTTTACGGCCGCAAACTGGGCATGAATGAGCATCAGGTGCATTCGTGCCCGGTGGGCCGTATGTTGGATTATATGGCGTGTATGCAGATAGAAAACGGCGCAAACCAGAAGCTCTACGCCACCGTGGACGATCTGGAAAAAATACGGTAAGGAGGTGAACGCATGGCAAAAACGGATATTGGCCCCAAAATAAGCGTTGAGGGCGAAAAAGAATACCGGCAGCAGATGCAAAACATCATTGCCCGGCAAAAAGAGTATGCCGCTGAGCTGAAGTCCACCACGGCATCTATGGACGAGAACACCTCCGCAGAACAGCGCGCATCCTCGGTAGCGGCGGTGCTGCGCAAACAGATCGCTGCGCAGACGGATGCTATGAATGCCCAGAAGAGTATGCTGTTGCAGGCCACTGAAAAATATGGCAGCGCCAGCACACAGGCATCAGCTTACCGGACTGCGGTCTATAAGACGAATGCGGAGTTGGAAACCTTAAAAAGCCGCCTGCGCGATGCCGAAAACGGCCTTGGGGAGTTTGCGTCTAAAACGGATGATGCAAAGGGAAGCTTGGACGGCCTTACAAACACAGATGCCGGAAGCGGTATGTTTGATGGGCTGCAATCGGCAGTTACAAAGGGAAGCATTGCGGCAAATCTGTTCAGCACAATTTCGGGGAAAATCATTGAAGCTGGAAAGCAGGTCGTTTCGACTGGCGTGCAATACAATGCGCAGCTGGAACAGTACCAGACAGCACTGACCAATATGTTGGGCAGCGAAGCAGAAGCCGTTGCTCTTTTGGACGAGATCAAACAGGACGCTGCCAAAACACCGTTTGATACTGCCGGTCTGGTAAAAGCAAACGAATTGCTTATTTCTACCGGCGTAGATGCCGAAAGTTCCCGCAGAACCATTCTTGCATTGGGTGATGCAGTTTCTGCTACCGGCGGCGGCAATGAAGAGTTGAGCCGCATGGCGCAAAACCTGCAGCAGATCCGGAATGCGGGCAAGGCGACCAGCGCGGACATCAAACAGTTTGCCTATGCAGGCATAGACGTTTACGGCATTCTTGCAGACTACACCGGAAAGTCTGCCGAAGAAGTGCAAAAAATGACAGTCACTTATGACTTGCTGTCTAATGCACTTATTTCGGCGGCTGACGAGGGCGGCCGCTATTTTAACTCCATGAGTACCCAAAGCGAGACGCTGAATGGTCAGTGGAGCACGCTAAAAGATAACGCCACGCAGCTTGCCGGGCTTATGACAGGCGACCTGACCGACGGAGTAAAAACCGTAATCGGGCACATGAATGACCTTACTGTTGCCGCGTCAGAAGCGTATGACACGGGTGGATGGTTTGGTCTGGCAGATGCAATTGCCTCTAACATCCCAATCGTTTCGGAACTTAAAACCGGGTTTGAGAATGCTACAACTGCCGCAATCAATTTTTTGGATCGTGCCAGTTATGCGCTGAACAAAGGCCTTAGCAAAGATGCTTACGCCGGATACAACAGCTACGAGGATTACCAAAAAGACCAGAAGAAAAAATCAAGTCAAACTGAAGAGGCTCGGCGAAAAGCGAGAGAAGAACGCGGAAGAAAACATGCAGAGCGCGTTCGGCAAGCACAAGCAGAAGCCGCGTCGAATTATATTGTCCCTACTTACAACGGTTCCGGCAGCAGTGGTAGAAACGGCAGCAGCGGCGGCTCTGGCGGCAGAAGGACTACCACAAAAACCGCTCAGGACACCAAAAAGCTGGCGAAATCTGTTACCAACACCTCCAAGCAGCTGTTGCAGGGCACGGAAAACATTGTGGGCGCGATCAGCCGCACAGTGGAAACAGCTGACAATACTTACAACGTCTATGATGGAACGACCAAAAAGCTGAAGGGCACCACGACCCAAACTGTCCAGACCATCACGGACAGCTGGACGGAAATGGTGAACGGCGTTGAAACGCAGTTCAAGCGGGTGCAGACCCTGACGGACGGCGTTGTGACTTCTGAAAAGGTGACAAGTTCCATCGCAGATGAAGTTGCTAAAAAGTCCGTCCATACCCGTGCGGAGACCCTGACGGCGGCTCAAGCGGAGATAGACGAAGCTATTGGCTACGTCAGCCGGACTGCCCAGACCTCTACCGAAACCAAGAAAGTGCTTAACGCTGAGACCGGCGAACTGGAGGATACTGTTGTATCTGCCACAAAGGTAGTTACAGACTGCTATAAGCGCATCGTGGAAGGTCAGGAACAGACCGTAGAGCGCACCACCACTTACACCAACGGCATTGTAACGGACGTTAACGAAAAGGTCACCGACCTGAACACCAGCATCAAATACACAGAGGGCGCTCTGGGCGGCTTCTCTAAGTTTGTGCTGGATCTGGATACTAAGCTGGGCGGGCTGGAAAAGGTTGCAAGCAACCTGACAAAAAGCCCTCTGGGGCAGTGGTTCAGCGATCTGGCGCAGGGCTACCGCGCAAGTGACAGTTTTTGGGAGAACATCGACGTCCCGGGAACGCTTATCAGTGGCCTGACCGGTGCTGCACAGGGCTTTCAGCTGACCGGAAACTGGGCGGGCGCACTTGCCGGTGGAATATTTGGCATTGCGGGAAAATTGCTCGGTACGTCTATCAGCACCGAGGCAGGAAGCTGGGGTGCTGACCTTGTAACCGGCCTTGCACAGGGCATTCTGGGCAATGGCGGTATTATCGCTAAGGCTGTTTCGTGGATCGGCGGCATTATAAAAGGATTTTTGCATTTTTCGCGCCCGGACGAGGGACCCTTGCGGGAGTACGAGAAGTGGATGCCTGATATGATCCAAGGCATGGCGGACGGCATCCGCGACAACGCTTACCTGCTGCAGGAAGCCGCCGCAGACCTTGGCGGAAAGCTGAAAATGCAATTGCAGTACGATGTGGGCAGTGCAAACGGCTTTGCGCAGGTGGCTACCAACTCCCGCACGGTGAGCATGGGCGGTATCAACGTCAATGTGTACCCGTCTGAGGGTATGGACGAGGAACGCTTTGCCCAGTACACCATTACACGACTTACACAGATGATCAACGAGGAGGCGGCAGCCAGTGGAGAAGTACCTGTATTTTAACGGGCACAGCAGCACCGAGTACTGCTGCCATATCGAACACAAACCCAGCATCCCGACCCCGAACCGCAAGTACGAGGAGTACGAAGTCGCAGGCCGGAACGGCAAGCTGCACGCGGATCAGGGGCAGTACGAAAATATAACTGTGTCGTATCAGCTGTATTTCCACGGCAGGAACCCTACCCCGGAACAGCTGCGCAGCATCAAGGCGTGGCTATGCGGTACACCGGGTGCCTATCCCCTATCGGACGGATACGACCCGGAGTATTTTTACCTTGCCATTGCGAAAATGGGCGATACCAGTAATATTCTGGACAAATACGGCCGGTTTACGGTGGGGTTTGATTGCGACCCCCGTCATTTTTTGTGGTCCGGGCAGGAGCTGCAGGACATGACGAACGGTCAGGTGCTGCTGAACCCGCTGGATCAGGTGGCACTCCCCTATTTTGAGGTGACCGGAAACGGTCAGGATGGCGAACTGCAGATAAACGGAAAAGCATTTGGCATGAGGCCGCCTGCCGGTAAAACCGTGTGCTGCGATGCAGAAACGTGGAACGCATGGCTGGAGGACGGCACCAATGCAAACCCTGTCACCGGCGGCATTTGGCCGGAGCTGGCAGCAGGTGAAAACCTTATCCAGTGGAGCGGCGGTATCCAGACCGTGAAAATCATGCCAAGGTGGTGGACGTTATGAACCCTGTTTTACACGATGAAAATGTGACTACCGTGGGCAATTTTGGCTATGGTACGCTTTCGGATGCGCTGGAATGCACTGTCAGCTGCGAGGAAAACGGAACGTATGACCTGACCTTGCAGTACCCGGTAACTGGCATTCACGCGGAAAAGCTTTTGGAACGGCGTATCATCAGCGCACAGCCTTCCAGCTACGAAAACCGGCAGCTGTTCCGCATCTATCGAATCAGCCGCCCGATGAATGGACGGTTTCAGGTTTCGGCGCACCATATCTCGTATGACCTCGGCAACTGCATTGTAAAGCCGTTTAGTGCAAAAACACTCAAAGAAACGATCCAGAAGCTGAATGCGAACATCGTGGGAGAATGCAAGTTTGAGATCTCTGCAGATTACGACAACGAAACCGCATTTTCTGTTACAAAGCCTATGACTTTGCGCGCTGCGATGCTTTCTAACAGTGGCAGCAGCATTGCAGACACCTATCTTGGCTACTGGGAGTTTGACGGCTTAAAATGCACGCTGCGGCTGAAAGAAGAGGTAAACCGGGGCGCGGTTATTGCATACGGCCTGAATCTGGTGGACGTTACGCAGGAAAAAAACATCGACAACGTATACACCCACGTCTATCCGTACTGGGCAAACGCGCAGAAGGGCAAGTTTTACGCGCTGGACCCCATAAAGGCATCTGAGATCGAGGGATACCAGAAGATCTACCCGCTGGACTTGACCAGCTACTTCCAGAAAGCGCCTTCGGACGAAAGCATGAGAAAGGCAACTACTGATTTTTTGTCCAAAAACCAGATCGGAAAGATAGAACCGAGCTTGACCGTAAGCTATGTGCAGCTGGAAAAAACCGTAGAGTACAAAGACCAGAAAAACAAGGTCATCCTGCGCGGCGATACAGTAGAGGTGCGTTACCTGCGCCTTGGCGTGAATGTGCTGGCAAGAGTGACAAAGACCGATTATGACGTGCTGCACGACCGGTATGCCTCGATCTATGTAGGCAAGGCGAGCGAAAAGCTTGCAAGAACCACCGTAAAAGACCGCAACCGCATGAACACCACAAACGACCGCGCCGTTGACGCAAGTCGTGTGGCCACAGACTACATTGGCGAAACGGACGATGGCGGCATCCAGTTCGGGCCCGGAAGCTTTAATTACACGATAAACGAAAAAGGACTGGAGTTTCACGGAATAAAAAATCTGGAACCCATTCGCGTCTGGCAAAACGAAGCAACAAAAGAGCCTCTCAAAAGTTTAGAGGAACAAACGATATCTGTTGACCTTACCGGTTACTCCGCTATCCTGATCACTTACGAAAGCACAAAAGGCACTACATGGTTTGCGGGCGGCGGCAGCGGCGGCAGAGTATCCAGCATCATACCGGTAAACGGAAAGACCTACACGCTTATGTATGCGTGGAACACACCACACTTTCGGAACATCACAGTTTATCAGGACAGCATTGAGTTTGGTCCTGGGAAAGAGCGAACATCCAAATATAGTCCGCTCACTGGTACTATTTGGACTAACATAGATCTGGAGACGCCAACGTTTGATGGATGGGCCACCAACAACGCCGTTTGTGTACCGCAAGAGCTTTTTGGTTTTTTGTAAGGAGGGCTATCGTGAAAAAAGAAGATTACTTATACCAGTGCACCGTGTGCCCGGATGGGCGTATCAAAAACGGAGGCTGGACGCTGAAAAGCGTCATCCCCAAAACGCTGCCGCCGGATCAGCTGCTTTTTGAGGATTTCCCGGCCAACAGCAACGGCGGCAGCGACTATATCTGGGACGGGCAAAATTTGATTTTTAGCCCGCTACCGGAGGAAAGCGAGGAAGCAAATGCAGAAAATCAGGATTGATTTCGACAACCCCGGCCTGCCGCAGCACATCAGCGCAGTGGAAAACGACAGCCAGAGCCGTTTTTTTCAGGCGACGCTGTACGAAAACGGCAAGGCGTACACTGCGCCTGAAGGAGCTGCTTACAGCATCATGTACCGCGGCTTCGGCCCCCAGAATCAGGGCTGGTACGATACCATCAACGACGGTGCAGGCAAGCGGGCAGCTTGTGCCGTGTCCGGCAACGTTGTCACCTGCGAGATCGCACGTCAGGCACTGCAGGTGCCGGGTCATGTAAGCATCGTGCTTTGTGTGACGACCGGGAAAGGCTATATGCTCAAGAGCTGGCCTATCGAGTGCGACTGCAAAAACGACCGCTATGACAGCACCGTGGAGATCCAGAGCTTTTTCTACGTCACGCAGATCTCCAACGAATCGTGGACGCAGGCGATCCAAGCGGTGGAAGAGCTTAAAAACACCATCGACCCCACCCTCTCCCTCTCCGGCAAGGCGGCGGATGCAAAGGCTACCGGTGACGCAATCCGGGGCGTAAGGGATGACCTTGCATCGGAGACCACCCGCGCGCAGGCAGCGGAAAAAGCCAACGCCGACAACATCGCGGCTGAGGTCGAGCGCGCACAAGCCGCCGAAAGCGCCCTATCCACTAAAATCACGGAAGAAACTGAGCGGGCAAAGGCGGCGGAACAGGCGAACGCGGACGGGATTGCCGCTGAAGCATCCCGCGCCAAGGGCGAGGAGCAGCGCTTGGATGCCGCCATCACCGCCGAAACCACCCGCGCGGAACAGGCAGAGCAAGCGCTGGATACGCGCACCACAGCCCTCGAATCCTGCGGATTTGTCGTGGTTGACGGCAAAGTCTGCATGAAATATGTTAAATCCTGAAAGGAGCAAAACACATGGCTGAAACTATGGTAACCGATCCGGTCTATTTGGATCAGACCGCAAAAGACAACGGCAAAAAGCTTGACCAGATGACCGCCGCCCTGCTGGGTATGTCCAGCTCGCTGGGCGTGATCGCGCGCGCACAGACAGGCGTGGTGGAGGAGATGGACTATAACGGCATCAAGGCCGTGGTGGCTGCCGGTAACGCACCGGCGGTTTTTCCGGTGGGCACGCAGCTGGTCAACACCTACACCGGCAAGGACGGCAAAGTCTACGACTGCCCGTGGGACGTGGTAAAAGCGGATGATATCGCCGAGGGCGAGACCGGCACCACCGCACCCGCAATGGTACTGCAGATGCACTACGCGTCTCTGGAAGATATCCAGTTTTCTGCATATCAGGCCTTCTACGTTGTGCCGGAGGCCGGTCTGGTGGCTGGCACCTACAACATCATTTTTGATTTTACCTATGGCACAAACGTCATAAACGGCGGTGCCTATAATTTTACCTTGACCAAAAATGCCCCCGCAGGTGCACGCATGACCGGCTTCTATAACGCACCGGACGTTGCACCTGCCAATTGGAAGGTTTACGTCTACAAGGATCAGTATAAGTCCGAGCTGCTGGAGACCTGCAACGTCTCTGCTGGCGTCGATGGCATAAATCTTGGTTCCTTCCTTGCAAAGCCCAACGGCAAACTGAACGGCTTGCATTCGGTTGCCTACGGCGATAACCGGTGGTATAAGTCCGCATACCGCCAGTACCTCAACAGCGATGCACCCGCTGGTGCGTGGTGGCAGCCGCAAGATGAATGGGACATGAAGCCCGATCAGGCGGACACCGTGCCCGGCTTCCTTGCTGGCTTCTCGGATGACTTCAAGAACGCGCTGACCCGCGTGAAGGTCGTGACCTACGGCAACACCGTCACCGATGACGGCAGCGCTGTGGTGACCTATGACAAAATCTTCCTGCCCTCGCTGGAGGAGATCTACTGTTCTCCGCAGGTCAGTGGCGAGGGTACATACTGGCCGTACTGGAAGGAGCGCACCGGCGCAAAGACCCCGCAGGCTCTGTGGCAGACCTACCCGCTGCGTATCACCCGCGACCTTGCACAGCGCACTGTGGTCCGCAATGTGCGGCTGCGCTCTGCGCTTCGTGGCCGCGGCAACAGTGCCTTCGGCGTGTACTCCAGCGGCAACGTCAGCTCCTGGGGCGCGATCGACGCGGATCGCTGCGCCCCGGCTTGCAAAATGACCAATCTTGTTAAATAATCACCGGGCAATCCCTTGCCCGGTGAGAAAGTGAGTGCTATCCCATGGCAATGCGCAAAGACCAGATACCGGACAATAAATTCACGCTGCCGCTTGACGCGCGTGAGCTGGCACTGTATACCAGACAGATCACCAAAAACGCGAAAGTGTTTGACCTCGAAATTGACGCAAGCCTTCCCGGTCAACTGCGCGCTACGGCAGACCGGATATTTTTTGATATCTTCGGAGCAAACGACCTCCGGCTGGACAAGCCGAACGAAAGAGAGGAGCGCTTTAAGCTTCAAAGGCACGCCGTCCGGCTGTGCACCGTCCTTTTGGCGGAGATAGACATGGCAAAAGCCAGCTACCACCTTTCTGGCAAACGGTGCTCTTTCTGGGGCAACACTGTGCGCGATATCCGGCAGCGTTGCCGGGACTGGCACGAGAGTGATGCAAAGCGTGCAAAAGCGCTTTGACATAAAAATGGCTGTAGGCTAATGGGCCGCAATGTGCGGCTGCGCTCTGCGAATCGTGGCAACGGCAACAATGCCTTCAACGTGAACTCCAGCGGCAACGTCAACAACTGGAACGCGATCAACGCGAATCGCTGCGCCCCGGATTGGACGGCAGCACGCCCACAAAAGCCCCTGCATAGCAGAGGCCGGGCAAAAACTGCCGTGCAAGGAGCCGAGTGCCATGTCTGTCCTCTGGCAGACGAACAATATCAGCCGGACGTGGCCACCCTGCGGGGTGTTGACCGCTATCACCCGGCAGATCCTTGCGAGGAGAGCTGAAAAAATCAGTGCAAGAAGAAGAAATAATAATCGGGTTCGATGCCCTGTATAATTCCGAGGGCAAGTGCGCCAAAGGCGTGTGCCGCAAGGCAAGCGTTGGACGGTTTCACCTGTTTCGGATGGACGAGATCCTGAAACTCCAAAAGGAGCTCGCGACAGGTACATACAAGGCACGGCCAACAATCAAAGTTAGAATCACCTATCCCAAGCCCCGCACAGCGGTTGCGAATGGCTTTCGGGATAGGGTATACCAGCGCTCTCTCAACGACAATGCTGTTTATCCAGCAATGACACGGAGTTTCATCCGGCAAAACGCGGCCTGTCAGACCGGCAAAGGCACCGACTGGGCGCGCAAGCAGGTCAAGCTCATGATGGAGCGCGAATACCGGCAGCACGGCGCTGATGGCTATGTGCTGTTGGTAGATATCCGGCACTATTACGACACGATGCCCCATGACGTGGCAAACCGCTGCTTTGAGCGGCATCTGCCGCCAAGTGTGCATAACCGCGTGCGTGAGGTGCTGGATCGTCAATATACCGGCGAGGCCGGTTATAATCCGGGCAGCCAGATGGTGCAGCTTGCCGGGATCTCGGTGCCCGACCCCATAGATCACTACATCAAGGAGCGCCTGCGGGCGAAAAAGTACGTCCGTTTTATGGATGATAGCCTCATCATCCACCACGACAAGGCGCAGCTTGAGGAGTGGCGGGAGGCGATCCGCGCCCGGTACGCTGCCGATGGCATGGAGCTGCACCCGACCAAGACCAAGATCGTCAGACTAAAGGATGGATTCCGTTTTCTAGGTTTCATCTACCGCCTGACCCCGGCGGGCAAGGTCGTTATGACCGTTGACCCGCAGAACGTCAAGGCCGAGCGCAAGCGCCTGTTTCGGCTTGCCCAGCTCATCAAGGCAGGAGAGAAACCGGCATCTGCCCTGTATGAGCAGTATGGATCATGGAAAGCCCATGCCGCTAAAGGCAACTCGCAGCAGCTGCTGCAGCGCATGGATCAATACGTTAAAACTCTGCTGGAGGGGATAACGACATGAAAATTGTTCGCAACACTGGCGGCATCAAGACCGCCGCCGAAAACGAGAACCGGGACGCGGATTTGGCACAGATCGCGTCTATGGTGGACTTCCTGTGCGTATTGGCCGACGTTCCCATTGAGGACGAGGCCGCAGACAAGGAGGGCATGAGCCATGAGTGATAAGCACAGCGCGATCTTCGGCAAAGCGAAAGACGAGTACGAGGCGGGCCGCTGGTCTAAGGCCATGCTGCGCATCCTTGTGCAGCGCAAGCCCCAGCGCCTGACCGCAGAAGAGTATGAAGAGATTACCGGCGAAAAGTATTAAGGAGCAGAGTATGAGACCTATCATGGACGTTTCCCGCTGGCAGGGTAACATCGACTGGGACAATGTCAAGGCAAGCGGCCTTGTCTCCGGCGTGATGCTGCGGGCGCTGGGCAACAGCGCGAAAGACGCGCCCAGCAAGCCGTACATCGACCCCACCTTTGAGCGCAACTACCGCGAGTGCCAGCGGCTGGGCATCCCCTGTGGCGTGTACTACTACTGCAAGGCGGTCAACACGGAAGAAGCTGACGCAGAACTTGCCCTGCTGCGCAAGGTGCTGACCGGCAAGACAGTGAAGCTGCCGGTGGCGGTGGACATTGAGGACAAGTATGTGCAAGCTCCGCTGGACAAGCAGACCCTGACGAACATTGCCGCTCATGCGCTGGGCACGGTGGAGCGCTGGGGCTTTTACGCCATGCTATACACCGGGCTGTACTTTGGCCGTGATAACATGTACATGACCGGCGCGGCGCTCAAGCCGTATGACGTGTGGCTTGCAGCCTACCGCAGCAAAAAGCCCGCGCCGGAATGGAAATTCGGGCTGTGGCAGTACACCAGCAAGGGCAAGATTCCCGGTGTTGTGGACGCGATCCCGGGCAAGATTTCCGGCGTGGACTTGTCTGTGCCCTACAAGGACTATGCCAAAATCATTGCAAAGAAGGGTCTGACCCGTCTCCGGGAGGGCAAATGACCGAAAAAGAAGCTTTGCTGTGGGTGCTGGGCATCTTGGGCAGCCTATGCGCTGCTGCCATCACGATCGACAAGGTGCTGGAAATCATCCATAAGTACATCAAGAAGGCACAGGAGCCGGACAACGCGCAGAACAAGCGGCTGGATGAGCTGGACAAGCGCGTCGGCACCTTGGAACAGGGGCAGCTCCAGCATACACAAGCCCTTGCAAGAGACCTCCGGCGATTTGACGGCATTGACGAAGAAATGCGACTTGTCCTCGTTGGCGTGCAGAACCTTTTGGATGCTCAACTATCCGGCAACAACCGGGAAAGTATGCTAAAAAGCAAGACCGACATTAACAATTACCTGCTGAAAGGAGTAACCAATCATGGAAGCAATCCTTAATACCATTATCACCCCACTGCCCGCATGGCTGGCGCTTGTGCTCATCGTTGTGGGCGCTGTGTCGCTTGTGCTGGGGCTTATCCGTCTGGGCTACGGCGCGGTTGTCAGGACGCTGGTGCTTGACCTCATCGACCAAGCAGAGCGTGAGATTCAGGGCACCAAGCGCGGCGCAGAGCGCAAGGCATGGTGCGTCAAGATGCTGCGTCACTATCTGGACAACAGCAAGTGGGGCAAGATGGTCAGCTGGGCAATCACGGAAGAGACCATGAGCAAGGTCATCCAGTTTTTCTTTGACCGGGCACGGGCGGCGCTACAAAAGCAGTAAGGAGGATATCATGGCAAGCACTACATACGAGCATTTTGTTGACACCAACAAAATGTACGCCGCACAAGAGCAATTTCTGCGCATCACGAAAATGGTGACAAAATGTCACCGTTTCGCCAGCATTGGCAATATGGTGCGCAACGCCGGACAGCTGCCGCAGCCTTTCTGGCTCGGTGCTGCCTGTGGCGGCGGCTCGCGTAGTGCTGCCCGCTGCGCTGCAAGGACTTGACCGACAGCAGATGACTGCCGCCATCAAAAGCGCACCGCTTGGGAGGGTTGACCGTAAGATAGCCTTACTGCGGTACGTTGAGCGGCTCCCGCTGCCGGACATTGCAGCACAGACGCATTACAGCCGGACGGCGGTAGGCTACCGGCTGAAAGGCATTGAAAAAATGCTGGATGTGTGATATACTAATCGTGAGCATCGAATTAGTTTTGGGCTTCTGCTCAGGCAATTCAAAAGCGGCAGGCTTTCGGGTCTGCCGCTTTTCTTTTTGCACGGATTATGGTATACTAAAAGAGATTTCTCTGCTTGGACGAAAGTGGCCTGTTTGTTTTATAATTGTTGATAATGAAACGAAGGAGGGCAGTTTATGCATTATGTGAATGAAGATATAGTTTTGCGAGGCGATGAAGCAAAGCAGTTTGTGTATAATCTGCATCATCCCAATGTTGCTAAAATAGTGGAAGAGAATAGACGGCTGGATAAGGCACTTGATGAAGTGAACTATCAGGAAACAGATGATGGTTTTACGTTTGAACTGGAACCTTTGGATTGGGCCAATAGTATAATTATATCAACAAATCCTCCCTGCCTCTCGAAGAAGCACAAGAGGGTGGATATTTGAAAGGCTGCGGCCTTTGTAGAGAGCGGCATTGCCTGTGGGCGGTTCCGCTCTTGATTTTTTGTCTTATTCGCACTAGTTTTGTCGAAACTCTTGTCTTGCAAGTCAAAACGTGATATTTTATTTTTGCTTCCAATGTGAAGCCCTTAACAGTTAAGCGCTCATGCGGATTTTTCCGTGTGGGCGCTTTTCTTTTTTTTGTCCTTCGTTGTACCTTCGTTGTCCTTCACTTTTTGTCGATGCGGTACACTTGGAGCACAAGGAGGGATGTATTATGAGCTATTATCCGACACCCGGAACGCCCTACGTTCCGCAGCAGCCTGTCAATCCTTACGGCGGCATGGGCACAGTTGGGCTTGCCACTCCCCTGCCAAACACGCAGATGCAACAGGCGCAGCCGCAGCGTCCGCAGCCGATGAATGGGCAGCAGCCTGTTCAGCAGTCGGCACAAGATGGCGGCTGGCTGCTTGGCAGACCTGTTTCCAGCAGGGAGGAATTTCTGGCAATTCCATCTGATCTGTACGGAAGATGGACGTATTGCCCGGATTTGCGTAGTGGGGTCATCTACTGCAAACGTCTGAACCCAAACACTTGTGAATCTGACGTGTTAGAGTTTTACAGCCCGGAAGCATGGCGGCAAATGCAGGCGCAACAGGCGCAGCAGACCGCTGCACCGACACAGCAGTATGTGCCTGTTGAGCAGTACGATGCCATCGTGCGCCGGCTGGATGAGCTGGAAAAATGGCAGAAGAGCTTCTCGAAGCCCTCTGCCGCAGCGAAGAAAGGAGAATAAGCGATGCCCTCTCCGTTTGATATGATTACTCACAGCCCTATCATGCAGCTTGCAAATCTGGCTCGTGCCGGACAAAACCCGATGGGGCTTATCCAGCAGTTGGGTGGGCAGAGCGCCCCCATTATGCAGGGCTTGAACCTGATTCAGGGCAAAAACGAAGCGCAACTCAGGACGATGGCGCAGAACCTCGCCAAAGAGCGTGGCATCGACCTGAACCAACTGGCAAGCGCCCTGAATCTGACGCTGCCCCGATAAAGCATCCCTCTAAGCGAAACGCTTCTCAGTTTTGCGGACTTGACAAAAACCGCTTTTGTTTGGCTTCGCCCATCGCATACGGCGATGGGATGGCATAACGCAAAACGAAAGGAGTTTTTTTATGGACGATTTTGCAACTGGCTATCTGGCTGGGCAGGATGGCGGCAATAACAACGGCGGATTCTTCGGCAACGAGGGTCTTTGGGCTGTTATTATCCTCGCCATTATCTTCGGCTGGGGCACAAACGGCTATGGCCGGAACGGTGGTGACAACGGCATGAACGCCTACATCCCCTATCTGGTCGGCACTGGCGCAACTGGTCAGGGCGGTGCAGACACCCGCGCGGCTCTGTCTGAGGGCTTCTACCAGCAGGACACCTCCCGCTCTCTGGCGGGCATCCAGAGCGGTATCTGCTCTCTGGGCTATGACCAGCTGGCGCAGATGAACGGCGTCAACACCAACATCGCGAACGGCTTTGCAGGCGTGAACAGTGCCATCTGTCAGCTTGGCTACCAGAACGCACAGCTGGTGAACGGCCTGGAACGCAGCGTGTCCAACGGCGACAATGCCATCAGCCTTGCTATCATGCAGGAAGGCAACGCACGGCAGGCGGGTCAGACCGCTCTTGCCACGCAGCTGGCATCTTGCTGCTGCGAGAACAAGCAGCTGATCGGCGACCTGAAGTACACCATCGCAACGGAAGACTGTGCCACCCGGCAGGCCATCGCAGACAATGCCCGCGCCATCGTGGACAACTGCAACGCCAACTTCCGCAGCATGATGGACTACTTCACGCAGGACAAGATCGCAACTCTGACCGCTGAGAACCAGAACCTCAAGTTTGCCGCTTCTCAGGATCGGCAGAATGCGCTTCTGACCACCGTGATGTCCCAGCAGACTGATACCATCCTGAATCGGGTCAATCCTCGTCCGATTCCCGCTTATCAGGTGGCAAACCCCAACGTGGGCGTGAACTGCTGCGGCTGCTGCTAACCTACACACTCCCCGATAACACCGGGTGAACCATCGGGGCA